AACGTGTTTATCTTTGCACAGTTTTCTGCAGGTACATCAACGATGTCTGCTCTACTTGTTGTCACTGCACCAACTGCCACCTTTGGTGTAATAGTTGCTACATTAATTATATTTGGAGTTGCCATTTACCTTTTCCTTTTTATCCAAATACTATTGCCATAGCAATAGCAAATCCTTTAGTAGCAGAGCTACCACTAGCATACGTTTTTACATCTGATGCTGGAATAGTTTTCATTGTTCCACCGTCATTAACTATAAAACCATCAGCGTCTGCTAGTGTTATTGAACCACCAACAGAAGTACCACCGTCTATTAAATTTAGTTCTGCTGCTGTGGCAGTTACAGCAGTTCCGTTTATTGCTAGTTTATCTGTGACAACGTTGAACGTACCATTGTCCTCTACCCTAGCTACCTCTGTACCATCTCGTTGTTGAAAGATTATATCTTTAGCATCTACGATAGGTTTAATAATTACATCACTAGATGAGTTAGTGACACTAAGTATCTCTGTACCTGCAGCAGCAAACTTTACATCACCGCCACCTGCGTCTAGTATTATATCACCAGCAACATCAACTGTCAAGTCTCCAGAGCTAAGATCAATCTCTGTACCATCAATAGTTATGTTGTCAACAATTACGCCACCGTTAGCTGTGACTTTTGTTGTTGTCAAGTTACCTGTGCTTGGATTGTAGGTTAGATCGCCATCCATCTCTAAGCCTACATTACCTGTGCTAGATGTAGCATTTTCTACAAATGTAATTAAGTTATCTTCGTTTGTGTTTTCATTATCTGTAACAAGTACGTGTGCAGAGTTTGTTGCGTCTGTGACAGTAACACCTGCTATGACTGTATTAAGAGCAGTTCCGTTTACTGTGATTGCGTCTGCTTCAAGTGTACCGTCTACATCCACATCACCAGAGATATCTAAAGAGGCTGCAATAAGCTGGTCAACCTGTAAGTCTTCATGGCTCGAACCTAGCTTCAACTCAAACTTTGGACCTGTGGTATTGTATGTAAATGTAGCGTCATCACCGCTACCACCCTCTATTGTAATACCTGCACCGTTGATTACAGCAGATGTGCTGTTACCACTGTCAAGAACAATATTATGATCGTTAAGATTTACAGTAGTAGAGTTTACTGTTGTAGTTGTACCCGACACAGTCAAGTCACCTGTAACTGTAAGGTTGTCTGCTACTGTAACCTCTGAGGTGCTGTGTCCTAGTGTAATAGCTGTGCCAGATATACCTGTACCAATAGCAACAGATTCACTGCTGTTAGCTGTATCAATTACAAGGTAGTTGTCAGAACCTTGTTTGATTGTAAATGCAGTAGCTGAGTTATCAGTGACAGCTACGTTAATATCTGTAGCGTCAGCACTGATAGAGTCTAGTGCAATATCACCAACGTTAGTGATGTTGTTGTCACCGAAGCTTACATTGTCACCAAAGGTTTTGTTTGTTAATGTGTCTGTTGTGGCTTTACCAACTAGTGTATCAGCACTGGCAGGTAAAACTACGGTTACGTTTCCTGAGTATGCAGAGTGTGGGGCTGCTTGTAACTGTGTATAGTGTGCGTTGCTAGATTCACAGTAAAATCTAACATAGGATTCAGAGCCACTGTTTTTTATAGAGATAGCCCCTGACTGCATATCAATACCGTTGGAACCATCTATCCTAAGAACACCCGAACCGTTTGGTGTGATAGTAATGTTACCGTTTGATACTGATACAATATCCTCTCCGTTAACATCTAGAGAACCACCTAGCTGTGGTGTAGTGTCTTCTACTACGTTAGCTATGGCTGCACCAGATACGGCAAGACCTGATACTATGGTGCTACGTGTAATCTTTTTAAGACCACCACCAGATGTATCTACAGCAAGGAACACGTCATCGTTAGCTACTGTACTAATCTCAGATAAATCACCTACAGCAGTAGGATTAAAGTTTGTACCGTCTGCTACAAGAATATGTCCTGAAGTGTTAGTACCCATTACAAGATCATCGCCAGTAATAGTAAGATCACCACCTACAACCACATCACCGTTAAACGTAGCCTTACCTGCAAGAGCCATGTCAATGTCAAGAGCAGTAATTGCACTAGAACTATCTGTGCCTTTGATAGTAAAGTTTTTGTCTGCTGTGCTTACTGTAAATACTGCGTCACCAGAATCGTGTTTAAACTCAAGTATTGATGTGCCAGAAGATTTAAAAAATACTTCGTTACCTGCAGCATCTAGTATGATGTCACCACCTGAGTCTAACGTGATATCAGTTCCATCGTTAGTGATAGTATCAAGAGCAATACTACCTACGTTTGTAATATTAGCATCTCCAAAAGATGTAGCCCCAAGTGTAGTAGAACCACCAACAGTCAAGTTAGCACTGATGTCTACTCCGCTACTAGCATTAATGTCAACAGTAGGTGCTGTTATCTCAAGCTCAGTATCAGCGTTGATATCTAATTGACCGTCTGTGCTAGAGTGAATAGTAAGTGCAGTATCTCTAAACTGTACTTTCTGTGCAGCGTTCATTAAAATGTTTTGACTTGCATCTACAGTAAAAGATGTAGTGCCACCTGTCGCAACTGTAATTACATCAGATCCACTAAACGTAATGCTTGTGTTAGTATCTGCATCTCCAGAGATACTGTCTAGTTGTATGTTACCTGCGTTAGTAAAGTTAGAGTCACTAAGATCAAATGTACCTGTTACATCTAAGTTACCATCTACAGTTAAGTTACCCTCTGCAGTAATATTAGCACCGCTAAATGTCAATGCTGCTGTTGGTGTTGATCCAGACTTTATTACAAGCTCACCACTGCTGTTAGTCAGACTACCAAACGTAGTTCCATCATCTTTTAGTACAACGTCTGCTCCACCTGCATCTAAAGTAATGTCTCCACTTGTGTCCACAGTAAATGCAGCACTGGCAACTTGAACCAAAGTGTCAGCAATAATATCAAGCTGACCGTCAGTACTAGAGTTAATATAAATAGCAGTATCACGAAACTGTACTTTTTCTGTCGAAGCAATAAGTATATCATCAGAAAACTCAAAGTAATCCTCATCTTCCATCCATTTTAGTACACCATCATTAGTCTCGCCATCAAAGGTAATTGTAATGTCTGTACCAGCAGTGCCAGCACCAAAGGTTAGTCCATGCCCTGCCAGCGTACTAATAGGACCACCCTCTCCTGTTGTACCATCGTGTGTGTGTCCTGTACTAGCAGCAAAGGCGGCAAGAAGCTGATCAAACTCGTCATTCGTGTCTGATGCTTGGATTATGTCACCCTCTGTATACGTGGACTGTCTTGTGTATGTAGCACCCATTAGCGTCTAGCTCCTACTTGATATTCTAATTGAAATCCTTTTAGTGAATATGGTGGAGATTCACCACTATCATCTACCTTTAGCGCAACAGTAAAACCTGAACCCTCTACAGGTTGTCTTACTAAAGGCTGTGAACCACCACCATAAACAAATTGTGTAGTAGAAGATGAGGTACTATAAACAGCAGTACCATACTGTGCTCCCACTGTAGCGGTTGTTAAACTGTAAGCTGCAGGTCTTGATGCACCCACACTATCGTTGTCGTATCTTAAAAGTAAATCTGCGCTGATGTTAGCTTCAGGCTTGTAGTTAAGAATAACTCTGTGCATTGTTTTTCTTACACCTACATCTCCAAAGTTTAAATCTGGACTTCTGTATCTGCCTAGTATAGCTGTGCCATCAAAGCTATTACCTTTTTCTTGCCTATGTACAAATCCATCAAAACCACCGTGGAGAACTATTACATCCCCTGCTTCTACATGAGTGTCTGAGCATGACGGTTTAATACCTAGTGACTCAGCAAACTCAAAGCCATCTCCTTTCATAACGCATATAACACCCTTAGTTCTCTTTGCTGACACAGTGTCTTTTGTAAAGAATATTCTGTACTGTGTCTTATCTGGTATGACTACACTTTCAAAAAGACTAGAGTCAGTTATGTTTTCGTCAAACAAAGATTGCACGTTTTTAGATATAGTACCTAGTTCAACGTCACCAATCCTAGCAGTACCAGCAACAGTTCGTAAACCATCAGGTCCAAGAAAGATCAGATCACCTGCAAACTCTTGGATAGTATTACCGTTTACGCAACCTATGTTTCTAGTTACAGGTTCTACAGCAAAGTTAGCTAGGGCAGATCCTGTTAGTTTAAATATTCTATTTTCGCAGAATATAAATAAATTATCACGGAAAACTTTTAGTCCTACTATCGTATCGTCTACGTTAATACTACCAGCACCATCACTTACAACAAAACCATCCTCATCAAACGGCTCACTAAATACTAGCGTTGATGCTGTTGTAGACTTACCTGCGTAGAACATGTGGTTTCTAAAAGCAGCTACAAACTTTGATCCTGCCACAGTGCTTTCGCTTACATCTGTAGCTGTCATTGATGAGTTAAACACCACAGGGGCGTTAGCACCATCTACACATATTAGTTTTTCGTTACCATCAAAGTTAAATCTTTCAAAGTCGTACTTGTCTGCGCTGGTTCTACTTGTATCTCTCTGTGTCCAGTTTTCTGATACTGCATCATCTATTGCGTGGTTAGCTGCAGTTGTGCTTGATGTAGATCTAGTAACACCAGTAAAGGTTGTGCTAGTTATACCTGTGTAAGTAAACTCCTCACTGTTTATTAATAATGTGCCGCTAGATGCAAAACCTGCAGTGGAGTCTACGTTTAGTGTACCTGATCCCGACATAGAAGTTGTAGATAATATTCTTTGCGATAGTTCTGTAGAACCTGCACTATATATTCTTTCGCCTCTAGCTGCAACCACTCTGTCTGCAAATCTAACTGACATTAAAACTTTTTCAGTTGAGTTAGAAGTTTGGGGTACTATCTGATTAACATACTTACGAAAACCATTTATACGTCTGTAGCCACCCTCAACATCAGGTTCAAAGTTTTCTAGAACTAGAGCTTCACCTGGCTGCATAAGAAAGGTGGACCTGTTTAAAACTAGCCCACCCTCACAGTTAAAAGCTGCTGGTTGTAGTGTTGATGTATCTGGCATTTTAAGATACTCTTAGTACAGGATTATACGTTGTTGTAGCACCGCCCATGAATGTAGATCTTACGTAGTCATATTTGTTTATTACAAGTGTTTGCATATTCTTTATGCCTTGTTGAAATCGTTCAAAGTTTACTTGGTATTGTTGTATCTCTCCACGATACTGATACACGTAAGCTACTGCACCATCTACTACAACACTTGCGAACCTGTCAGGTATTGTGGTTGTATCTGTGGATGCAGATAGATCAGAGGGAAATGTAAAGTAGTCAAAGACTAGTGTGTATTGTTTATCAGGGAAAGGATACAATATATAATTGTTATCTGGTGTACGCACTATAAATCTAGGGATGCCACCTTTATCTGAAAACTGTGTAACTGTTGTGCTGTTTGCAATCGCTGCTGCTGTTGTATCGTTTGCACCTCTAGTACATCCTGTAAAATCATTACCTGATATACCTGTGTAAGTTATTTGCTCTCCACCTATGAACAGAGTGCCTGTAGAATCAAACCCTGTAGTGGATGCAACGGTTATAGTTGTTACTGCTGCAGACAATCCAGATGATGCATTAATAGTTGTGGATGTAACGTTATCTTCTTGTACAGCGTAGTCTCTTGATATGTACTCATTGTAGTTTAGTTTAGTCAGGCTATTACCTGCTGAACTTAAATCTTCATCTTTTTTTATTCTTGCTGTGTTGTAATCTATATACTTTGTGCTCGTTGGTACAGTATACTTAGCAACACCTGGCGTAAGTGTAGAAGAGTTTGATGCGTGGTTAAAAGGATAAGCAAACTCTCTTTGGTTTATATATCTTATAGACTCATTGACAGCATTCTGACACTGTGTTTGTACGCCTCTTGGACTTGCAAAGTTAGAAGATGTAAGTTCTACCTCATTCATCCTAACTAGTGTTTTGTTTGTCAGTGTAAGAAATGTCTCTGCCATAAGTACTTCCTAATATGTGATAAGGGGGCCAGTTGCCCAGCCCCCAAAGTATTATGCTAGTAGATCACGATCTACTTCATTAGCAGAACCTGATCCTGAGACATCATCCATGATTACGCATACAGCGTACACACGAATAATACCGCCAGTGATAGTTCCACTTGACGCATGAATCTCTACGTCAATAGTGTCTGCTGATGCAGTGAACACTGGTAAGTTAGAACACACACCTGAAGATGTAATAGCAGGAGTATGAGCACCTGCTGATGCACCGTCTAGGTCAAATGACGCAGCAAAGATGTCTACGTCTGTTCCTGTGATACCAACGTGGATCGCAGAGTCTGTGGTAGTACCTTCCATTGCAGTTTGAACTTTGAAACCTGCATGTAGGATCAAAGTGTTTGCAGGAACAGCAATAGCCTCAATGATATCATTGGCTGCTAGTGCAGTACCACTGTTTTGTAATATAGCATCTGCAAGATCGATGTCGTTTTGCAGAGTAACTAAGCTGCCACGAAGCTGCTTATTGCCAGTACCGCCATTGTTGGAAGTAGAGGCTGAGTTCGTGCTCATTGAAATAGTAGCCATTGTTCAATCTCCCTTCTTACGCTGCGTTGTACTTAGCTGTTACGATACCTTCTGGACGAAGGATCTTTCTACCATATAGGTGCATACCACGAACAATGTCACTAAATGAGTCAGGGTCACGATATGATTCTGTTTTGTTGATCTGCTCTGCAGTTGCTACTGCTGAGTCATGTCCACCAACAATCACGCCAAAGTTAGCATTTTGGTTTGATGATCCAGATGTGCCTGGCCCTGTTCCTACTGCAGGTAGGTTTGAGGACACGTACATACGGAATCCGTGAAAGCTGTTTATGACAAGACCGTTGCGAAGACCACCAGACTCACCGAAGTCAGCATTCATAAAGCGTGAATCTTCATCACGAAGTAGCTCCATAAACACAGGGTCAACAACAAGCCATCTGCCATCTGTATCAACTTGTTGTTGATCTAGCAAACGAGCCATACGTGCTACAACCATTGCTGGTGAAGCTGTCGCTGTTGGTAGTGAGGTTGCACCTGGCATACGTGCAGTTAGTGGGATAGAGTGATCCCCTGCACTTGAAGTTGTGATGTTACCAAAGTCACCTTTCTTTAACTTCATTGAAGAAAGAAGTTCGTCTGAACCAGCAGTAATAACAGACTTAGAACCATTTACGGTTGTGTTAGCTGTATCTGGTGATCCATGTAGTGCTGACTGTTTGAACCCACTAAGGTATCCAAGTACGTCTTGATCATACTGATCTTTTAGACGATACGCTGCACGATCTGTTGCAAGTTGCATAAAGTTTACGTGACTATGCGCTTCTTCAATATCATCCATTTTGAAAGCAAAATAGTTAGCTTTGTCAATGGTCAACTGAAAGTCTTCATCGTCTAAGTCTTGTGCCGTGACAGTTGTGCCACGTGTATAAGCTTGCACTGAGATTTCTGGCTCTTTGATAATCTGAACCGTATCCCCTTGTGCGCTTATCTCTCCGAAATAATCAGAGTTAGTTATTTCTCCTACAACAGTACTCTTGCGGAAAGCAAGCTGTACCTGTTTGGAGTAGATTACTGGGCTAAAATTACCATTAGGTAAATTGCCGTAACCTGACGCTGATGAAAAAGCCATGATAAAAATCCTCCATTAGATGTTTGGCTTAGTTAGTAAGCTAACACTTTGAAAGAGGCTAGTAGTTCTAGGGTGCAAGCAGCTACACACATTGGCCTTGTGTGTGCTGATGGGCCTATACTTAACTAGGTAGGTCTTACTTAGTAGTTGGGCTTAGTTAAGAAAAGCACAAAGGTAGCTAATAATAGGGCTTTATGCTTTTACTTCATAAACATAGTTA